AAAATTAAAACAAAACATAACAGAACAATCAAGAACAAACAAGCAATCAAGTTTTCAAGCATCCGTATTTGCAATCAGTAATTTTCAATCTTCAAGCATTTTACAGTAATCTTCATCAACTTTCGCATTTTTGTTTTAGATTTCACTCTAGTAATACCATTCGCAACGCTCAACAGATTTCAGATGGAATCAGTTCAAGCAACCATCATGTTCGGATCGTTCGAGTGCAAACTCACACAGTCAGTGGCTCCTAAGGCTACTCACATGGCCACTCTTAGTCATGAGAACCCAGTTAAACGTGTAATTAACCCATTTACTGCGCTGGAGAAATCGTTGCAGCCATATCTTGAAAAGCGCATGTTTGCTGACGTGCGCAAGAAGAGTAATGGCACGTTCGTTCTGAAGCATGCTTCTGCTAAGAAAGTTCAAAAATTGCAGAAGCTGGAAGCGACTCGTTTGAAGGAAATCTCTGACTTCAAAATGGGGAGTCCAAGCATCGTGTCTTCGATTTCGATAGCTGGTGGTCATAGCGCCTCGCAAATGCAGGACGAGCCAAGTATGAAGAGGCCGCTAAATACAACACCATCAAGGAAGCGCAAGATTAGCTTCAAGAAAGTTGGTATGAGTGGAACGCAGATGATGAACTTCATACGCCAGCTCAAGAATATCATGGCTGATAAGTGTGGTGGTGTTGAGCTAGTGGGAAAGAGAACTACAAAGCTCAAGTACTCAAGAACTCGATTAGGAGTTAAATGTATCTGCGAACTGGCACATATGAAAGGTTCGCGTAAGCGAGTTGACCTCAGATTGAACGGAGAACACACAGAATTCGTGAGGCAATTCGCCAGAGTCCATTCATGGGGAAATACGGTAGACAGCCATATGTTACAGCGGGGCGATAGCGGAGTTGTTTTAAATAGCAGCGTTTGCCGTGGAAAATTTGGACGCAATTGGGACAATCTGTTCATCGTTAGAGGTGAATACGAGGGTAAGATCTTCGATGCTAGGTCAAAGCTTACAGAGACGACTGCACTTAGAATGATTCAGTACTCAGTTGCAGATCGTTTCTGGCGTGGCTTGGAAAGCAACTGGAAAGAAAGTAGGCACCCAGTCGAACATGCATGTGAAACCACATTTAGTGTAGAGGAATGTGGTGAAGTAGCAACGCTCATCACGCAAGCTTTATTTCCTTGTTTTAAACTCACATGTGGAAAGTGTGCGGAAATGTTAGCTATGAAATCAGATCATGAACTGTGTGAGTGTTTAAGCGCGCAAACTGCTAATGCAAATGCACTCATTCGCGAGAAACATTCACGGTTCAAACATGTGGAGAAAGTAATGGGTGTTATTTCAACCAATCTTCTACCTATGTCAGTTGGAGCTGATAATTTTAATGAAATCTTTCGAATGATTGGTGACAAAGTGCAGAGTCCCTTCACCCATTTGAATGCATTGAATGAATTCTTTTTAAGAGGGCGGCAAAATGGACCTGAACAATGGCAGGATGCTTTCAATGCATTAAGGGAACTAGCTCGCTTCCAAAAGAATCGGACGGACAACATCAAGAAGGGAGATATTGCAACATTTAGAAACAAGCTGTCATCTAAAGCGAACTACAACTTGTATTTGGCTTGCGATAATCAGCTCGATAAGAATGCAAACTTTTTGTGGGGTCAGCGGGAATACCATGCCAAGCGCTTCTTCACGAAGTTTTTCAAGGTCATTGACCCGGTTGATGGTTACACCCCATTCATGCTGAGGAATCATCCAAATGGTGCAAGGAAGCTAGCTATTGGGAACTTAATTGTTCCACTGGATTTGGCTGAGTTTAGGAGCAAAATGAAAGGAGAGCACACCAAGCAACCAAAGGTTGGGAAGCACTGTGTGAGTATGAAGGATGGCAATTACGTTTATCCGTGTTGTTGCACGACGCTTGACGATGGGAGTGCAACTGAATCGACAGTCTACGCACCAACTAAGAGACATCTAGTGATCGGGAATACTGGTGATACAAAGTATGTCGATTTACCAAAAGGCGAAACTGATTTGCTTTACATGGCGATAGATGGGTACTGCTACATCAATATATTCTTAGCAATGCTCATCAATGTGCGTGAAGATGAAGCTAAGGATTTCACTAAGAAAGTTCGGGACATCTTCATTCCTAAGCTTGGTAAGTGGCCGTCCATGCTTGATTTAGCCACAACATGTGCGCAATTGAGAATATTCTTTCCAGATGTGCATGATGCAGAGCTCCCACGCATCTTAGTGGATCATAACAGTCAAATATGCCATGTTGTGGATTCTTTTGGCTCCATAAGCTCAGGTTATCACATTCTCAAAGCATCAACAGTGTCGCAACTCATTTTGTTTGCTAATGATGAGCTTGAATCTGATATCAAGCACTATAGGGTTGGAGGATTGGAAAAATTCGATCCCAATGTAGCTCAGAGGTGCAGCATTAGTGAGTTCTATGCAATGCGTATGCTCATAAAAGGAGTGTATAGACCAGCTGTGATGCGACAGTTACTTATGGATGAACCATACATGCTAATTTTCTCAATACTCTCTCCTCGCGTTCTTATCGCTATGTTTGAGAATGATGCATTTGAGGAAGCCGCTAAATTGTGGGTTAATAAAAGTCAATCAGTGGCAATGATAGCCACAATACTGAACAATTTGGCAAGAAAGGTGACACTGGCTGAAAGTTTAACCAGGCAGTTGCACCTAATTAGTCATGCCCCAGAACAACTTTTGGATGCAACCTGTGAGGGGTTCAAAATGAATCTTGCCTACCAATCAGCACTGATGCTATTACTTCGAACAAGAGAGACGAGTAAGAGCAATCTTGAATTGATTACCAGTGGCTATGCGCATCAGGAAATGGAATTGGCGGAAACTCTTGAAAAAAGTTACACAGACCTTTTGCTAGCGCAGTGGCACGAATTAAGCTGGCGGGAAAAATTGTTATCAACATGGCGATCAAGAAGGTCAAGAGGAAGACTTCAGAAAATCACACTGGGCGAAAGAGTGCAAGATTTGAGAGAAACTTTCTCTTTCTCTCCGAAAATATTGTTTACAGAAGCATCAGTTCGCACAAAAGCCTTGGTAAATAAGTCCACAGGAATGTTTTCCTCATTCGTAGAAAGAAAGTGTGTAAATATTTCAGCCTACTGCCTGGGTAGTGTTTTTAGTAGATTACCGAGTTTTAAATTTTTATTCTATAATGTAATAGTATTTGGCAATCTAGTTAATATATATAGGAATATTAATACGATAGTAGGGGAGAATAAGAGGAGTAAAATAAAAGCGGCGCAAGCGGATCACGAACTGCAAGTGAATGCATGTGTCGAATTGTACGCAGCACTTGAAAGAAAGCTCGGAAAGCAGCCAACATGGAACGAGTACTGTGAATATGTGGAGAAGATGAACTCAGCACTTTTGCCAATCTTTAGAGAAACATATGCCAGCGCAGAAGTTGTTCATCAGGACTCCAAATCTGACTTGAAGAAGATTGAGCACATAATCGCTTTTGTCTCTCTCGCAGTAATGCTTTTTGATGTTGAACGTAGTGATTGCGTGTTCAAGTCTCTTAACAAATTCAAGGGTGTGATTGGTTCACTCAACTCCGATGTGAGACATCAAAGTGTGGATGACATTGTTAAGGATTTTGAAAATAGGGATTGTGTGGTGGACTTTGAAATCGATGATTCCATTAGCCCAACCATCAATGCCACAGACATCATGTTTGGAGATTGGTGGGACCAACAAGTAGCAGCAGGTTTAACGATTCCACATTATAGAACTGAAGGGAAGTTCTATGAGTTCACGCGAGCTACAGCTGCTAAGGTGGCCAGCGACATTGCCATGAGCGAGCACAATGATTTTCTTGTCCGAGGAGCCGTAGGATCCGGGAAATCAACTGGGCTTCCCAACTACTTAAGCTCAATGGGGAAAGTGCTGCTAATCGAACCAACACGGCCTTTGGCTGAGAATGTCTACAAGCAGTTGTCTGGAGCACCATTTTTCTTAAAGCCTACAATGCGCATGCGTGGGAACAGTGTGTTTGGGTCCAGTCCTATTTCAGTGATGACTAGTGGCTTTGCCCTACACTACTTTGCACACAACATCACACATCTGCAGGAGGTCAGGTTTGTGATTATCGATGAATGCCACGTAATGGACGCTTCTTCGATGGCATTTAGAAGCCTAGTGCAAGCATATCATCAGAAATGCAAGGTTTTGAAAGTCTCAGCAACACCACCAGGGAGAGAGGTTGAATTCACAACTCAATTTCCTGTTAAGTTGGTAGTGGAGGAGAGCCTTAGTTGTAAACAATTTGTTGACGCCCAAAGAACTGGGGGCAATGCTGATGTCGTGCAACATGGTGTGAACATACTCGTGTATGTTGCAAGCTACAATGAGGTTGACATGCTTTCAAAAGCTTTGATCGAAAAAGACTTTTCTGTCACGAAGGTTGATGGTAGAACCATGAAGCATGGCGATTTGGAGATAACAACACATGGCACACAAAGCAAACCCCATTTTGTGGTAGCTACAAACATCATCGAGAACGGTGTTACTTTGGATATCGATGTTGTAGTTGACTTTGGTTTGAAGGTAGTTCCGTTCCTTGACATGGATAACAGAAGCATCGCATACACCAAGACTAGCATTAGTTACGGTGAGCGTATTCAGAGGCTAGGAAGAGTAGGAAGAATACAGAAAGGAACCGCTTTGAGAATTGGTTCAACTGAAAAGGGATTAGTTGAAATACCGCAGATGATTTCAACGGAAGCTGCACTCTATTGTTTTGCATACAATTTGCCCGTGATGTCAAGCTGCGTTCCAACAGCACTACTCTCAAAGTGCACACTTAGACAAGTACAGGTAATGCATAACTTTGAGTTAACACCATTCTTTACCTGCAACTTTGTGACACATGAAGGAACAATGCACCCAGTCATTCACGACTTGCTAAAGAAGTACAAACTCAGGGATTCTATTATTCCTCTCAGTGAGAGTGCAGTTCCTTATAGAGCATCAAGTGAGTGGTTGCGGGCCATTGATTATACAAGAATGGGCATCCATCTGGATCTGCCTGATACAGTCAAGCTTGCATTTCACACGAAGGACATTCCAGCAGCTTTGCATGAGAAATTGTGGGATGCAGTGAACAAATACAAAAGAGAGGCATCTTTTCCTACTCTGCGTAGTTCATCTGTTAGCAAAATTGCATACACACTTAGTACGGATCTTTATGCAATTCCTAGGACGTTGATCCTAATTGAAAAACTCATTGAAGATGAACGTACAAAACAGTTCCAGTTTAGAAGCGCTATTGATAACGGTTGTTCTAGCGCTTTTTCAATAGTTGGTATAGCAAACACTCTGCGTGCTAGATACTCAAAAGATTATACCACTGAGAATATTAAAAAGCTTGAAATGGCAAAGGCCCAACTGAAAGAATTTAGCAATCTGGGTGGAACTGGGGATGAAACAAACCTCATAAAGCGGTTTGAAGCATTGCAATTTGTACATCATCAATCCAAGCACACATTGTCTAAGGCCCTGTCACTAGAGGGAATTTGGAATAAATCACTGGCTGTCCGTGATACAATAATAGCTGTTGGAGTTGCTTGTGGTGGCGCTTGGATGCTATACACATGGTTCACAAGCGAAATTAATGGTGTCACGCATCAAGGTAGGAGCAAGTCAAAAAGGATTCAAGATCTAAAATTCCGGAGAGCGAGAGATAAAAGAGCTGGATTTGAGATTGACAATAATGAGGACACCATTGAAGAGTACTTTGGCTCAGCATACACCAAGAAAGGCAAGGGAAGAGGAACAACAGTTGGAATGGGCAAATCATCGCGTAAATTCATAAACATGTATGGGTTCGAGCCAACTGAATATTCTTACATTAAATTTGTCGACCCTTTGACTGGGGCGCAAATTGAGGATAATGTGTATGCTGACATTGTAGATATTCAAGAGAAGTTTGGTGAAATACGTCGCAATAAGATCATAGATGATAAACTTGATACACAAGCGACGTATGACAACAACACCATCCATGCTTACATGATAAAGGATTGGTCCAAAGAAGCGCTCAAGATTGATCTAACACCCCACAACCCTCTGAGGGTCAGCGATAAGGCTAGCACCATAATGAAATTTCCAGAGAGACAAGGGGAGTTAAGGCAAACTGGAATTGGGACAGTGGTTAATGTGGATGATATCCCCAAAGAAGCAGTAGCACATGAGGCTAAGTCATTGCTCAAGGGGTTGAGGGATTACAACTCAACTGCACAAACTGTGTGCTTGCTGACAGTTGAAACAGAGACGGGAAAGACCACAACACATGGTATTGGTTTCGGATCTCTGCTTGTTGCAAATCACCATCTGTTTAAGAGCTTTAACGGAACATTGACAGTGCGTTCGCACCATGGAATTTTTAAAGTCCAAAACTTAATGCAACTGCAAGTGCAACCACTGAAGGGAAGAGATCTTATAGTTATAAAGTTGCCAAAGGACTTTCCAGTGTTTCCACAGAAGCTACATTTTAGAGCACCAACACAGCAAGATAGAGTGGTTCTTGTAGGTTCAAACTTTCAGGAGAAGTATATTTCAACTACTTTGTCAGAGACAAGTTCCACATTTCCAGTTCAAAGAAGTTCTTTTTGGAAACACTGGATTTCAACAAACGATGGGAACTGCGGGTTACCATTGGTGAGTACTGTGGATGGCTACATATTAGGATTGCATAGTTTAGCTAATAATAGAAATAGTGAGAATTATTTTGCAGCTTTTGATGATGAATTTGAGAGTAAATACTTGCGGACAGAGGAGCATGCACAGTGGACCCGCAACTGGAAGTACAATCCTGACAATGTTTTGTGGGGTTCGTTGAAGCTGACAAAGAGCACACCAGACGGCATGTTCAAAACCACTAAAATGATTGAAGATCTGTTGGCTTTCGAAGATAATGATGTGCGCGAGCAAGGTCAAAGCACAGGATGGGTGTTAAGTGCTTTAAGAGACAACCTCCAAGCAATAGCATTCATGAAAAGTCAACTTGTTACTAAGCATGTGGTTAAAGGCGAATGCATGTTGTTTAAGCAGTATTTAGAAAGCGATCTACGAGCAAAACAATTCTTCCAACCGAAAATGTGGGCATATGGAAAGAGCTTACTTAACAAAGAGGCCTACATTAAGGATTTGATGAAGTATTCGAAACTTATAGAGGTTGGAGTTGTAGATTGCGACGCGTTCGAGGAAGCAAACTGCAGAGTCATAGTTTATATGAGGCAAAAAGGCTTTAGAAAATGCACTTATGTAACAGATGAGGAAGAGATTTTCAAAGCCTTAAACATGAATGCAGCGGTTGGAGCCATGTACGGAGGGAAGAAGAAGGACTACTTCGCTGATTATAGTGCCCAGGATAAAGAGCAAATCTTGAGAGAGAGCTGCCGGCGATTATATTTAGGTGACCTTGGAGTGTGGAACGTTTCACTAAAGGCTGAATTGCGCTGCAAAGAGAAAATCGCGGCAAATAAGACACGCACTTTCACAGCTGCACCCATTGATACATTGCTGGCAGGAAAAGTGTGTGTGGATGATTTCAACAACCAATTCTACAGCAAAAACATTGAGTGTTGTTGGACTGTTGGTATGACAAAGTTTTATGGAGGCTGGAACAAGTTACTTACAGCTTTGCCAGACAATTGGGTTTACTGCGATGCTGATGGGTCGCAATTTGACAGCTCACTAACCCCATACTTGATAAATGCAGTGTCGGCTGTGAGGTATGCGTTCATGGAGGATTGGGATATTGGATTTCAGATGCTCCAGAATCTCTACACTGAGATAGTTTATACACCAATCTCCACGCCCGATGGAACGATTGTCAAGAAGTTTAGAGGCAACAACAGCGGCCAACCTTCAACCGTGGTAGACAACTCGCTCATGGTAGTCTTAGCTATGCATTATAGCTTTGTAAAAGCCAATATCCCTTATGATGAGTTTGAATCAATGTGTAAGTTCTTTGTCAACGGGGATGATTTAATAATAGCAGTGGCTCCAGAGTTTGAATACTTGCTAGATGAAATGGGAGGTTACTTTTCAGACCTTGGCTTGAATTATGATTTTTCATCTCGGACTAGAGATAAAACTCAACTTTGGTTTATGTCACATCGCGGAATACTTGTGGAAGGCATTTATATACCAAAGCTTGAAGAAGAGCGAATAGTGTCAATTTTGCAGTGGGACAGAGCAGCGCTACCTGAGTATAGACTTGAGGCCATCTGTGCAGCTATGATAGAGTCATGGGGGTATCCACAGTTAACATTTGAGATACGGAGATTCTATCAGTGGCTATTGCAACAGGAGCCTTACTCTCAACTGGCAGAGCAGGGCAAAGCACCATATATTACCGAGCTCGCACTCAAGAAATTATATCTAAATGTAGAAGCAAGTTCAGAGGAGTTTGAGGCTTACATGAGGTTCTTTGCAGAGATAGACGATGAAATTGAGTGCGATTCATTTGAAGTTAGACATCGAGCCAATGAAGAAGGTGGCACACTCGATACTGGTAAAGATCAGTTAAAGGAAAAAGGAGTCAAGCCAATGACAGCCAGCGGAAAGGCTGTTGTTAAAGAGGCCAATGAAAGGGATGTCAATGCGGGAACGTCTGGAACGTTCTCCATACCGAGAATAAAGGCTATTTCTGAGAAGATGCGGCAGCCAAAGGCTAATGGTGTCAGTGCTCTTAATTTGGCTCATCTACTCGAATACAAGCCAAGCCAAGTTGACATTTCAAATGCGCGATCAACTCAAGGCCAATTCAACAATTGGTTTACAGAAGTTAAGAAGGCCTATGATGTTGAAGATCATGAAATGGGTACGGTGTTAAATGGATTGATGGTCTGGTGCATCGAAAATGGAACTTCACCAAATGTGAATGGAGTTTGGACTATGATGGATGGTGAAGACCAAGTTGAGTTCCCACTAAAGCCAGTGGTAGAGAACGCAAAGCCTACTTTTAGGCAAATTATGGCGCATTTTTCCGATGTAGCCGAAGCGTACATTGAGATGCGCAACAAAAGCGAACCATACATGCCACGGTATGGTCTGGTGAGAAATCTGCGAGATATGAGCTTAGCTCGATATGCATTTGATTTTTACGAAATCACATCTCGCACATCCGTCCGGGCAAGAGAAGCTCATATTCAGATGAAAGCAGCAGCTCTCAAAACTGCTCAAACTCGTTTGTTTGGATTGGATGGTGGCATTAGTACACAGGAGGAAAACACAGAGAGGCACACCACTGAAGACGTGGCCCCCAATCTGCATACCATGCTTGGGGTCAGGAACATGTAACTGAGTGTCTCTGTTCTGGGATGAAAGATAAGTATATATAGTATGTAGTATATATTTTGGCTTTTCCTCGTACCAGCTTTAATTACATCGTTTACTAAATATATAGTTAATTGGATAATCTCTACAGAGGTAGTCTTTTGACTCACCATCATTTGAGTAAACTTTGTGGAGAGAGTTCATTTTGTTTTGCATGGGGTGGCTGTGCGACACACTCACACAGGTAAACTCATGTATGCTTAACTGTATGGCGATTGGGGTGGCTCAGTGACACACTCATTGAGGTGAACTCATTGCTGAGATTTAGTGGGGTGGCTTGGTGACACACTCACTAGGGTGAACTCACTGGATTTCGTGTTAGTATTTCGTAATATTAAGGATTCCCTAGTAAGGCGAGAGTGGCTTACATATACTTTAGTGAGAATGTTTCTCGAATGGGTATTTGCGAGGTGATCGTAGCCAGTCAATGGGAGACAAAAAAAAAAAAAAAAAAAAAAAAA